ACGTAGGTGGCGGTGATGGAGCGGTCGACGGCCCACTTGTGGCCGTAGAGGATCGCGTCCATGACGATGTCCATGGTCCGCACGCGGGTGACGAAGGCCCACTTCGGATCGCTGGATAGGGTGCGGTTGCCCCACAGGCGGTAACCGTCGTCGCGAATGATGGTGGCGATATTGGCGTTGTTCAGCAGGTTGGCGCGGCAAGTCTCGTCGCCGTCGAGGAACTCGATCGGTCGCGAGGTGCCGGTGATGCCGACGAACTCTTTGTTCGACGGAGAGGCCCAGAAGCCGTACTCGCGGTCGGTCCAGGCGAACAGGCCGGCGACCCAGGCCGAGCTGGGGGCATTCACCGTCGTGCTTGCGTCGGTGTCCCAGTACTGCACGCCGGGATCGACCAGGAACGCGCGCTTGGCGCCGAACTCGCCGGCATAGGCCGTAGCCGCTTCGTCAGTTGTGTTAGGCCCGTCGAGGATGGCGATGCCACGCAGCTTGTCCGCCAGGGCCACCAGGGCGGTACCGACGGCCTGGGTGGCGCTGTGCTTGGGCGCGACCAGCAGCCGCGGTTGAGCGTTGAACCGGCTCTTGCCATCGAGCAACGCCTGCAGGCCGGTGCGCTGGCCACCTGCTTTGGTTCCCCCGATGATCGCCGAGGTCTGCTCGGCGGCGTCCTCGACCTTGGCCACGCCGCACGCGACGATGACCGCCTTGGCGCGGGTGTAGATGGCACGGCAGGCCTTGGTGATCGCCGCACCCTCGCCGAACGCTGCCACCGCCTCGCGCTCGCTGGTGATCAGCACCAGGTCATTGGCCTTGGCCGTGGCGCCTGGGCCTTCGGTGAAGGTGTCGACCAGGCCGATGATCGAGGACGACGGCAGCGCAATGTTGCGCGCACCGGTGTCGACGTTAGTTACGGTGACGCCGTGAAAGAAACCGCTCATAGGTTCTCCAGAAACAAGAAGGCCCCGCGTCAGCGAGGCCTGGGGGGTGGGCAAAGGAAAGCCCCGGCAAGGCGGGGCTTGGGATGCAGGCTATTCAGCCGGCCAGGGATAGCTGGCCTGGATCTCGGCAAACCGCTGCAGGCCGGAACGCTTGGCAGCATCAGCTGCCTCGCCATGCCCCAGTAGGCTCTCGCGCTGCGCCTCAGCAAAGAAGCGATCCGAGCCGGTCAGTGGGTTGGCATACGCCGCCAGGCGCAACGCCTCCACCTGCTCCCGCGTTCGCGGCTTCAGCGGTGGGTTGAGGTGCGCATAGAGCTGCGCGTCGCTCATGGGCTTGAGGTCGTCGGTCAGAAAAGCGTCGTCCGAACCATCGGCCGCGAGGGCGATAACATCGCCGGTCTTGCTGTCGGTGTAATACTTCATGCTCTCAGTTCCGCCCAGGTAACAATGGCATCGTTGGTATCGTCGCGCTGTAACTGGTACAACGCGCCCGGCGGCACGACGCCATACAGTGTGGTCATGCTACCGCCCACCATGTAGCAGTTGCCGACGATCACCCCGGCGACATACAAACGCGCCGACAGGTTGCCCGAGCCGCCCGCCGTGTCGCGGACGGTGATCGCAAGCATGATCGGCCTGCCGGTCGAATTGGGGTAATTCGTGCCCCAGGTCCGGCTCGCAGTGAGGTCCTGCCAAGTCTGGCCGACCCCAAGTGACGACTGATTCGAGGGGGTCACCAGCTCTTGCTCCTGCCAGCTCGCGCCATCGAAGGTGCGGAAAGCGATACGCCCCCGGTTAGCCCCCAAGCCAGTGATGATCTGCGTGCAGTAGTTCACCCCGCCCGTCACTTCGACCGAATGACGGCCTTGCGCCCAGCCGCTGGGCAGGTTCACAAGGCCAGAGCTCGGCGTAAGGTACTTGCCGCCGCCCAGGTACTTGTTCAAATCCGTTTCCGTCGAGACGTGCTGGCCGCCGATCCCGTAGTCACCGAACCGTAAGCCCGTGCTCCAGAGGGTCCACGTTGCACCGCCGTCATAACTACCGCGCCAAGCCAAGTAGTTTCCTTGGGCGTACTGCAACTGCGCGACGACTTGCTCACCACGACAGAACACCAACAGCGGCGAATACACATCGGCGAAGTTCAGGGCACCCACTCCGCCTGCGCCGTAAAACCCAGTCGTCACCGCGCTGTTGGCATTCATCACATAGGCCGGCGTTTTCTGGCCAAGCCCCCAACCACCGTTCGCTACAAAGTCGCTCAGCAGCTTTGCCCAGGGCTGGGCATCCGTGATGCCGTAGCCTGCCAGCGTGGTGGCTTTCGCCGCCTTACCGGCCAGCGCGTTGGTCACGGTGGTGGCAAAGTTCGGATCATTACCCAGCGCCGCCGCCAGCTCGCTCAGTGTGTCCAAGGCACCGGGCGCGCTGGAGATCAGCGCACGGACCGCCGCTACCACAAATGCGGTGTTGGCCACCTGGGTTGTTTCGGTACCGGCCGGCGCCGTGGGCACTTTCGGAATGCCGGTGAAGTCCGGGCTGGCCAGCGGCGCCTTGCCAGCCAGCGCCTGATCGACCTGGGTCCTGGTGTACACGTCGGTCAGGCCGTAGCCTTCAACCGTGGTCGGGTTCGTGGCTGCGAGCACCCGGCCGTAGCGATCGACCGTCACGCTGCGATAGGTCCCCGCCGTCACTCCCGTGCGGCCCCAGGCCATTTCAAAAGCCAACCCGGTAACGCCCAAGGTGATCGGGCCGTCGGTAACCAGTTGCCATGCGCTGTCACCGTTGGCCACCCCGCGCTCGACCAGCACCAACATCCCCGGCGTAACCTTGGCACTGGTGTCCGCATCGGCACACCGCGACCACGGCCCAGCGGCGGCTAGATACAAACCGTTGTCCTTGGCCGCCGCCTGGTTCCTGACCAGCACTCGCGCGCCGGCCTCCAGCGGTACGCCGTCAACCATCTGCAGTCCACTCAGGGCAATCGCGGCAGTCGTCGCAGCTACCGCCGAGTGCTTGAAGTCCTGGCGGGCTAGCTCCTCGGTCACCCACTCGCGGGTGGCCAGCACCACGCTCGGATCGATCTTGAGCTGCACGCTGCTGGAGCTGCTCACGATCAGGTTCATTCGTACCACCTGGGTGCGACCCGAGCCCTGGGACAGCAGCGGCTTGTAGGTCGGCGCGCAGTTGGCCACTGCGATCAGGTCGCCGTCGGCGTCGTACAGACCGATCTCACGGATCCAGCGGCCACCGACGTCTGCCGGTATGACCTGCTCGGCGACGATGATCGACGGGTCTTTGTCATCCACCTTTAACTGGTTCAGCGGCGCCCGGCGCCACTCGTTCACCAGGGCGATCTGGGTGGCGTTGGGGGTTGGGTCGGTGCCGTTGGCATCGCCCACGCCCATCTGGGTAATGCGCCAGGGGATGCCCAGGGCATCCGCGTTGGCCTGCTTCGCCGCCCCCACGTTGGTGAGGATGGCGTAAAACTGTGAGTTCTGGTCAACCATGAGCAATGTCCAGGGTGTCGATTGTGTGTTCCCGGCCACCGCGCCCAATGGCGCCGGTGACGACAATGTCGCGCTGCACGGGCGGATAGACGTCCAGTACGTCGCCTTCGCTCAGCGAGCCCGCCACGAAGAAGGCACCGCTTGTTTCCAGGCTGATCTGCAGGGCGGTCAGGTGGCGGCTGACAGGGCGCGCGTCATCCAGCAGCAGCCCCAGTTCGCGGTAGGTTTCCTCATCGATGCCGCCGTTCGAGACGCCGATCTTCAGCCCGAAGGTGCCCGGCGTCCCGCGTGGCACCTGCTCCCACCACTCGTTGATTTCAATCAGGTAGCCGAACGGCTCCACGACGCGGCGAAGCGCGCCGATCGTGCCCTTGTGCGCATGTACGAAGAACGCGGAACGGATCACCGAGCGCTTGACTGACTCCGACCAGGTGTCATCCCAGCGGTCCACCGACCAGGCCCAGGCCAACTGGTACAGCAGGTGGGCCGGGCAAGTGTCGGGGTTGTACAAGGTCCGCAGAGGGATGTCGGTCAGCTCGTCCGTGGCGACCTCGACTGCGCGTTCCAGTTGAGTGCTGTTCACGGGGAGCAGACTTTTCATGTCAGCCACCCCATGCCACGTCGATCGCCTCGCACCACGCCGCCTGTTCTTTCGTGGGTCGGATGTCCGTCCACCCCACCAGTTCCACCCGGCTCACACCGTCGATGTGCAACTGGGCATCGATCCCGGACCGCGAGACCTCAAGGCCCAACCGGCGCCGGGGATTTACCCAAGCCTGCAGCCGAGCCTTGCATTCCGCCAGGATGGCTTCGTTCTCCGGCCCCGTGCCGGCCTTGTACAGCAGGGCCTCGACGCGGTACGGCAGGATCTCGGCGGGCTGGACCGTGAGTCGATCGGCAACCGGGCGCACGTCGTCGTCGCTCAGGTGTGCACGAACCGCCTCCAGCAGCTCCGACGGGGCCAGGCCTGTGCCCTCCAGATCCAGCACCGTGACCACCACCTCAGCCGGGGCCGGGCTTTCGGCTGTCGCGTCCGCCACCCGGCCGGAGGCATTACGCGCATGTAGGATGTAACTGTTACGCGGGCCGGCAGTAGTCAGCCCCTCATAGACCAGCTGCACGCGCTCACGCAGCGCATCGTCTGCCTCGAGCACGCGCTCGACCGGAGGAACCGCATTCATGTCCTCGGCCTGAACCACCAGCCGCTGCAGGTTCACATTGGCTGCCAGCTGGTCCAGGTCCGCGCCGCGTGCATAGGCCAGCATCAAGGCTTTGGCCGCGTCGTTAACCCGCGCGCGGTTCTGCATGCGCCGGTAGGCGCCCAGTTCGAGGAGCTTGGTGATCGGGTCACTCTCGAGCAGCGCGTCCCATTTGCCCCCCATGTACTGGCGAAAGCGCTGCAGCTCTTCGTCGTACACGCCCTCGAAATCAAGGCTCTCCAGCACCTGCGGCGCCGGGAGCTGCGACAGATCCACTACGCTCATGCACTCACCTCCAAGACTGCGCTGTCACCCAGGTACGTGCCGGTCAACTGCAGGTCGATCTTGCCGTCGATGACCGCAAGCACCCTCACCCGCTCCAGCTGCAGCCGCGGCTCCCAACGCCCCAAGGCACGGGCGACCTCGGCCTGCACCGCACTTTTCCAGCCTTCGTTCACCGGCAGGTCGACGTAGCGGCGCAACTGGCAACCGTACTCAGGACGCATCCGGCGGCTGCCTACCGTGGTGGTGAGGATGTCCTCGATGGACTGCCGCAGGTGGCCCAGGCCGGCGACCGGCTGGCCCGTTCGACGATCCATGCCGATCACGGTCAGGCCTCCTTGAAGTCGGACCGGTTGCGCATGTAGGCCAGGCCCACCGCGTCATCGCCGCTGATCGTGACCTGGCCCTGTACCACCTCAAGCTCCACCCAGTCGGGCAGGATCAACTTGCGGCGGGTGTACTCCTGATCGATGAAGGTCACCGGCCCGCTCGGCACCGGTGCCGCTTCGCTGCCCTCTTCAGGCTCTTTCTGTGTTCTGGCCATGCTTTCCTCCAGGCATGAAAAAGCCCGCACTAGGCGGGCTCTGGTCAGTGTTTGTGGTTTGCCGTGTTGCCGGCGGTGTCGATGATCCGCGCCCCGCCGTTGATGTCACCTGTGACCATCAGTGTTCCGTTGATCGTGACCGCGCCGGTCAGCGTGATCGTGTCGCCCTGGGCGGTAATGCTCGAGGACTGGGCCGTAATGGCGTCGTCCGTCAGCACCGCCTGGGAGGCCCCAACCTTCACCGTGACCGTGCCGCTGGGCAGCTCGATCGTGTAAGTCTTGGCCTGCCAGTCGTAGACCAGAGAGCCACCGTCGTCGAATCGCCAGACCTCGACATGGTCGCGGTTGTCCGGCGCCGGGCCGGCGTTGCCGTACAGCCCCGGCACGAACGTTCCCTGGGCAGGTTCGCCGCTGGGACTGATCAGTGCGCCCTGCTCGTCCAGACTCGGCGCCCGCCAGTGGCGTGCCTTGCCGGCGGCCTGACTGTGCCAGCGGACCCAGGCGCTGGTCCAGCCGCTGCCGTCCGACACCCGCACCATCGCGGCGGCCAGGTCGATGGCCACCACCCGGCAAGGGATCACCAAGCTGGCCAGCATCCGGTCGTGCATGGCTGATGCGTAACTCATGACAGTTCCTCTGGGCTGACGGGCTCAGAGTCCGGGCCGACCTTCAGCACCAACGAGCCGGGCGGCTGAATTGGCCAGGGCCACTCTTCATCGCCGAGGTAGATGACCTGGGTCCATTCGACGACCCAGACCGCCATGCTGTCCAGCTCGGGGCGACTCCAATCTCGCTCCGCCCGTACGAACTGTGCGGGCTCGACTTCGATGCCCCAGGTCTGCAGCCGCAGAAGCACGGCCAGCTGCGCAGCAATGAACGCCACGACGTGCAGATGATCTTCGTCCTCGACGCCCACAATGGGCCGCGCCTCGAAGCGAGCCTCAACCGCCACTTCCCCCGTGCCAGGGTCACGCTCTGCAGCGTCGAACCCCGCGAGCTCGATCACCACCGCCGGCACATCAACGACGGTGAGCATTCCGGGCATCGTGCCCACATAGCGCAGACCCGGTATCGCCTGCGTGATGGCTTCTTCCATCGCCGCATACACCCTGGCCAGGGGGATTGGATCGTCAGCCATTTCCAACCCTCCGTGTAAGCTTGACCATCTCGAAGTTCAACTCCTGCTCCATCACCACCAGCAGGCGCTGGTGGGCCTTGTTCGTCCATGACTCGAAGTGAGGCCTGACGTCCTCCAGCGAGATCTTGGCCTTGGCCAGGGGGAAGCGACTGTCGTTCTCGGAGATCCAGCCTGAACTAGCCCCGCCGGCCTTGGAGACCTCGCTGTCGGGGTAATCGCTTGGGTCAAAGTGCTTGCTGGCCGTGCGGATCCAGATATCGGCCTTGCTGCCGTACACCTGGCGGTAGAACGCGCCTTGATAGCGACGCCCTGCCACAGACACGCCCGCACGGGTCTGCCGAGGCCGCCCGGCCCGGCTGGCCTCGATCGGATTGAGACCGAACCACAGCTTGCCCTGGCCGTTGCTACCGGCCTTGTAAGCCCGCAGGCGCTGCCGCACCGCCTTGACGGCAATGCGCTCCTGCTGGCCCACCGAACGAGCGACGCGCCCCTGCAGCCAGCGCAGCGTCTTGTTGATAGCTCTCCGCTCCGCTGCGGCGATCGCCTTGGGCACCAGCCCGGCGAACTGCTCGAACCCCTTGACCTGCCGGGGGTTGGCCTGCAGCGTGATCAACCCCGTGCTGCCGGACTGCTTGTAATAGCTGCCGACGCTCATTTCACCTCCCGAAGGGCAAAGTTGATCCAACCGCTCCCATCCGGCTCCCGCTTGGCGATGACGTACCGTCCACCGCCATCTGCCGGGGCGAGATCGCACACCAGGTGCAGCCCCTCCCTGATGCCATTGGCCTGGGCGACGCGCACCGAGAAGACGGGTTGCCGCAGGCCGGTGTTGATCGAGCCAACCCGGGGCTGCTGCCACGGTACCGACATGAACCCTCGCACCGGCTCAGCGAAGCCCTCGATCTCAACTTCGTCACCCAACTCCTCGAGCAAGGATTCATCTATGTCCGACATGCCCTCGCGAAAGGACATGATCAGCCCTCCTCTTCTTCGTCTTCTTCCTCTTCGTCCTCCTCGTCTGGGTTACCACCACCAGCATCCGTGCCAGGGGCTGGAGCTGGGGTCGGAGCAGGCGGCCCCGCCGAAGGCGAGCGACCAGCGGAACGACCACCGGTACTCAGCTTGCCGCGAGCAACGATGGCCCCCTCTTCAAGCAGCAGCTCGCGGATCGCAGCCGAAGACGGAACGAAGACCTCACCCGCCTTCACGACCTTGCCGCCGTCCTGAATGCAGCCATCCACCACCACGTATTCGACTTTGGCCATGTCACACCACCTTGGCGAAGAGGAAGGCGTTCGGCTCCAGCAGTCCAGCCAAAGGAGCGGCCTGCAACTTCAGCCAACGCTGGCTCGGCTCTTTGGTGACCCAGCTTTTGGGGAAGCGAGACGCCTCGACCAGACCGCTCTCGATGGCTTCCATGTCCTGAATCGCCGCGTACAGCATCGCGTTGCGCGTCCCAGTAGAACCCAGGATCAAGCCACCGGCTGGCACCAGAGGCTTCTCGCCATCCTCGTCATCCAGGTACCACTCGTCATAGGCGTAGAGGTCAATACCCGGATCGTTGAGGTAGCCCAGGTAGGTCACCCCGTCCGGCAGCAACTCGGGTTTGATCAAGCCGAGGTCGACGCGACGGTTGTTCAGTTGCTTGAGCACCGAATCGTTGTTGTGGAAGGAGTCCTGCGCTTCAGCACTCAACACCGCCACGTTGGCGGAGCGCCCCGAGTCCTTGGCAATCAGGCGACGCCACTGACGCAGGTTGCCGATCGGGTCAGAATCGCTGGTGTTCCAGCGCCCTGCGGCCAGCGTGACCTTGTGAGTGTCCTCCATGCGGAAGTCGATGGTGTCATCTACACCATCGCCGACAACGCGCAGACGGCCAGTCGTCAGCACTTGAGCGCACATCCACTCTTCCCGCCGAGTGATCTCGTCGTCAAGTTCGACCAGGTCCCGGCCGAGCCGCTCGCCTGCACGCTCCAGCGCAGTGCGGGTCGAGAACGGGTTCTCGCCCGCGCCACGCTTCAGGATCAGCTCGGCACGGGTGACGCGCTTCGGTTGGATATAAGGCGGCTTGTAAGTCGACGAGCTGATGCCGGTGCGCTGCGACACACTGCCTGGCAGGGTCGGGTGAACGAACGGCGCCATTTTGCGCTGGCCCTTCACGATGTCGATGGTGACCGTCTCTGTACCGAAGGTCTCGGGCATACCCGCGTTGAAGAAGGTGTCCATGAGAAAGCGCCGCGGCGTCGGCATCTGCTCGATGGCTTCCAGCATAGTGAGGGTGTCAAAGATATCCATTGGAACTCCGTTATCGAATGAAGATGCTGAGCGGCCGCAGGGCAGCCTTAGCGGCGGCAAGGGTCAAGCCTTCGCCGTAAGTGAGCTGACCGCCGAGTACTTGGCCGGTCAGACGGATCGGTGCGCTCTTGGCGCCCTCGGTGGTGTCGACGTCCTGGTCAAGGATCGCGCAGGGCGCCTGCGAGCCGTCCTCGGCCGCCGCCTTGCACAGCACGTACTCATGACTGGCCGTGATCTGGCCCAGCACCGCGCCACGGGTCAGCTTCTGGCCGGCAGCGATCAGGCCGGTATCCATCACGATGGGGAAGTCGCCCGCCGAGAGTTGGCTCGGCAGGTAGGAACTGCGGGTAGGGTTTGGCATTGGAACCTCCTAAGTTAGCGGCGCGAGGCGCCTGCAACGATTGCGCTGACGGCGGCCTTGCGCTCGCCCTCCTTGCCACCGGCAGGTGGAGCAGTGCCGGTAACGCCCTGGGCGTCGCTCTTGATGCCGGCCAGCGAGATACCACGATCCTGCGAAGCCTTGAGCAGCGTCAGGGCCGTGGCCTCTACGGACGAGCCGTCGTCGATCGCCGCGCTGATCTCCTTCTCGAAGCCCTTGGCGCCCAGGGCGTTGATGCCCTTGATGCGGTCACGCTCAGCGGTAGTGGCCTCGGCGCGGATCGCAGTGGTGTCGACCTGCTCAGCCTGGGCAATCTCGATGGTGTTGGGGTCAGTGCCCGCCGCTATCGCGGTGCGCAGTTCTGCCGTGGTCTTGACGGTGGTCATGGTGTGTATCCTTGGGGAGTTGATGGCCGGCTTGGCCAGTTCGGTGATCAGGGATTCCAGCGAGCCCGTGCGGTGGGCCAGGCCGTGCTTGACGGCGTCCGCACCGACGCGGATGCCGCCGTGATCGCCCATCTCGGGCACCTTATCGACAGCGACGCCGAGGTTGCGGGCAACCTTGCCCACGAAGACTTCGGCCATCGCGTCGATGGTCTCGCCCACCTTGGCGCGCCCTTCTTCCGTACCGAGGTCGGGGCGCTTGTTCGGCGCGTTGCGGCTGACAATCTGGTAGCGGGCTCGCCCGGCCTTCTTGTCGTCCTCGACCACAGCCTCGACGACAACACCAATGCTGCCGGCCAGGCTGGCCTCATCAATGACGATCTCGCCCGCCGCCGAGGCGATCCAGTAGGCCGCGCTCGCGCCCATCCCGCCGATGTACGCCACAATGCGCTTGCGGGCGCGGCCCGCGTAGATCATCTCGGCCAGCTCGTTGATGCCCGAAGCGACGCCACCAGGGCTGTCGATGTTCAGCACGATGGACTTGACCTTGGGGTCGTCCAGGGCACGCTGTATGTCGGTGGCCAGGACTTGGGTGCTGGTGGCACCACTGATCTCGGTGAACAGGTTGGCGTAGCGGAAGATCGGCCCGGTGACCGGTACCACCGCCACGTTGCCGCGCATGGTGACGCGCCGGGTTTCTTCCAGTCGCTCGCCGCGCTTGGTCGCCAGAGCCACCGGATCGCCCATGCGGTCGGAGATGGTCAGCAGGTTGTCCAAGGCGTCGGGCATCATCAGCCAGGGCTGCGAGGCAGCCAGCTCAAGTGCTCGAGGCATTTCTATTCCTCTTTGGGTTCGGGATCTGGCGGGTTTTCAAGGCCACCCTTGGGCAAGGCCTGCATGTTGTGCTGCCGCCGGTACGCGACTTCGCGGGTTCGCTGCCGGATCACCTGTTGCCAGGGCTCGCCAGTCATGGCCGCAGTCTCCAGCGTCTCGTTGCTGACGCCGATCTCGATGCGCTTGCCGGCGGCGTTGGCCTCCTTCAGCTCGTCGATCGCGCCCCGCGCCGGGCCAATCCAGAGCGCCTGGCAATACGCCTTGCGCTTGGCGGGCTCGCTGTACCCAGGCAGCTCGATCAGCCCCCTGGCCACGGCTTCATCGATAATCAGCTCGCGGCTTGGCTGGCAGAAGTCGCAGGCCAGCCACCAACGCCGCAGGCTGTAGAACCGCCAGGCCTGGAGCATGGCGGCGCGGGCGGCGCTGTAGCTGCTGCTGTAGTGCAACAGCAGCTCCTCCAGTGGCAGCTCCAGCGCGGCACCGATCTCCTTCACCACCGCGGTGAAGAACGGGTCGAACTGAGCGTTGGGCCGGCTGGGGTTGGCCACCATCGGCTCTTCACCCACACCGAGGTCGACAATGGCCCCCTCGCCCAGCGCGAGCGCACCATCAGAAGTGTCATCGCCGCCGGGCTGCTCTTCGCTGAGCGCGGACATCGGCAGGTTGCCTGGGTTGAAGCCGTCACTCTTCTTGATGAACACGGTGAACATCGCCGAGATCACCGCCGCCATCAGCTCGGCGCTGCTGTAGCGCTCCAGTTTTTGCAGCGGCTCCAGCACGGGAGACAGGTACGGTGCCCCGCGCTTCTGTCCGGGCCGTTCTTTGTCGGCCATGACATGCAGCACACGGCGCCGTCCGGTCTCCGCGCCGAACACTGGCAACCGCTCCCACTGCAGCGGCTTGCCCTGCAGATGCTCACCGGGGTAGCCAGTGCACACGTGGTACGCCACCGGCGCGCCAAGGCCGTCAAACTCGACACCCTCCACCAGGTCAACACGGTCCAGCCCGCTGTTGGGGTTGCCGACACGGTCGGACTCGATCAACTGCAGCCGCGTACTGAAGAGGCATCCGGGCCGCTCCTGATCCGGGCTAGCGACGAATACGTCGCCCGCCACCATCGACGACACCAGCACCAGGGCCTGCAGCTGATAGTGGTTGAGCGTTGCTTCCGCATCGCACTCACGCGGGTCATCGGCATACAACGACCACAACCGGTCCAGCTGACCATTGAGCTGCTCGGCCTCTTCTTCGGTGATGCCCAGCGCCTCATGATCAACCTGCGCCCGGCAGACCAGCCCCGTTCCCACCACATTGGTGCGCAGCCGCGTGATCGCCGCGCGGGCCACCAGGTGGTTGCGCATGGCATCGCGGGAACGCGCCACCAGGGTACGGCGCTCGCTCTGGTTGAAGTCGCGCCGTGGGCTGCCGAGACCAGGCAGCCAGCTGGCCATACTTCGCAGCACCCGCGACGCACCGCGCCATCGTGTTTCAACCCCACCGCCGCCGCCCTGCGCAGAGATCTGCTGCTCCTCGACCGACGCCCTGGCCACACGAATGGCCTCGGTCATCAGCTGCTCGGCAGCCGACTCACGTTTGCTGAACGGCCACATAGTCAGATCCCCACGTACGAAACGCGGTTGCGGCCACGCCCCAAGAGAGCGGCCTGCTCTCGGGCGACCTCATCGGCGTACTGTTTTTCCAGCAGTCGCAGGCTGTTGAGCTCGACCAGCTGGACCTCGCGATCCTGTCGGCGCAAGCGCTGGCCATTCTTGAGGACGCGCGAGATCGCCGCCCGGACCTCCGCGAGGCGTATTTGTGCATCAGTCATGGTGACCTCGGTTAGTGGACGCGGCTCCGCGTGCCCCGACCGCGCGTGACCGCCCGGCGAGGAACCGGCGCCACCGCCTGTTCAGTAGTGAAGAGCGTGGGCTGAAGCAGTTGCTGCTCCAGCTGGTCCCATTCGTGATCACGCAGCAGGTGGGTCTTGAGGCTGCGAGCCGCATGCAAGGCATACACCTCGCAGTCCAGCGCTTCGTTGCGCCGACCGGCCTTCTTCTGCCAGACCATCTTGCTGGGGTTACGTGGGTGCGGAGCCAAGACCTCGTTGGTCACCTGCTCGTAGTAGTCCGAGCGGATCTCGCTGTACCAGTGCATGCGCCCTGGTCCCGAGCCTTTGAGCTTCATCCGGCCATCGATCAACGTCTTGGCCTTGTGGGTGCCGACGATGAACACCCGCAGGCCATACTTCGAGGCCTTGGTGTTGTCCTGGCTGGTGTCCGCCGACTGGGCCGGCTTGGTGAAGATCTCCCGATCCCGGCTGTCGATCGAGGCGCCCTTGATCGCCATGATGTTGAAGCGCTGACGATCCCGCACGTAGGTGTACACCGCGTCGCTGGTGTTACCGTCCGAGCTGTCGATGCTGACCGCGGACACGGCGATCTGGGCACCGCTCTCGGTGGGGATCGGTGTGGCGATCATCTTGTCCAGCTCGGTCCACACCGGGTCATGGGGATCAATGGGGTTGCCGGGTAACTCGCCCCAGTACAACCGCCAGGACTCCTCCCCGCGCCCCCAGCCCGTGAACAGCACGGCAAGGCGGTCGCCCTGGACGTCGACACCGACCGTCACCAGCAACACGCCTTTAGGCGCCGTAAGTTCGGCGTAAGGCTCGGCCCGCTTCTCCAGCTCGTCGGTCTTGGGCGCGTCGCTCTTGTACTCGTAGCTTTCGCCCATCGAGCTGTTGGTGAAGGCGATCATCGGGCCGATGTTGCCCTGACGCTGTGCGTACTCGGCCTGCAGCTTCTTCTCCATCAGCACTTCGAAGCGGGAGCCAGGGAACGTGGCATACAGCTCGTTGATGATGTAGCCGGCAATGCCGCGGAACTCGGCCGTCGCCTCCCAGCGGCAGCGGGGGTCGCCCAGGTTGGCGTTCTTCTGGTGATCATCCCAGATCTCGCCGCAATGCGGGCACGCGTAGTACGCCGTCTCCGGGCGGCGCTTGCCGTAAACCTCGTGGAAGTAGTGCTCGTCCTCGTCGCAGTGCAAATGCTCGAAGCTAGGCGTGTGCAACTGTCCGCATCCGTGGCAGGGGACCAGGCCCACGCGCTTGTCTGAAAGCTCAAGCTCGGCGTCAATCGCCGAGAGGCCCTTGATGGTGGGCGTGCCGCCGATGATGATCTTCGACCGCAGGAACGTCTTCAGGCGTTCCTTGGCGAGCTTGATACTGTCCCCCTGTCCCCGCAGGTTCAGGTTGCAGTCGTCGGGTTCTTCGATGGCAACCCGTGGCACCGGTGTCGACTTCACACTGGCCGGGCTGTTGGAGCCGACCATCTTCAGGAACCCGCCAGGAAACCGCTTGAAGTCCTGCCGCTGCTGCAATTTGCGGCTGCGAAGGTCAACTTTTTTGCGCAGGCGCTTGGTGGCCTGAATCATCGGTTCGAGCTTCTCGGCCACGTACTGCTTGGCCGCTTCGGCCTTCGGGAACAGTACCAGAATGGGTGACGGATCGAGATCGATCCACTTGCCCAGGGCGTTCCCCAGTACGCCCGACGTCCAGGCTACCTGGGCCGACTTGCGCGCCACAATCTCGGTGACGTTTGGATCATCCAGCGCCTCGAGCGGGCCGCCTGGCCAGATCAGGTGTGGCGTTTTGTCGAATCGGTATTTACCTGGTGCCGCCGACTCTTCGGGGGCTAGCCAGCGGAACCGGTCTGCCCATTCGATGATGGACATGCGTGGCGGCGGCGCCCACTTGCGGCAGACGCGGCGCATCGCCTTACTCGCCGTCTTCTTCAGAGCCCTCCTCGTCGTCTGGCTCGTCAGGATCCCCGGCGAGATCGTCGTCCTCGTCATACGCGGACAACCTCCTCAGTATGGATTCGATGGGATCGCGGATCAGCTGGTTGTCCACCGGTACGCCGTACTTGGCGGTCAGCGTCATCGCCAGCTCATCAGGGAAGGTGTTCAGCAACTCGATCTTGGCGGCGGTGATCACCGCCTCGAAGCGCTCGACCATTTCGGCCTCGACCACCACCTCGCCCAGCTCCCGAGCCAGCGCGATCTCTTCGCGGTCGCCGCGCAGCCTGTCAAGCCGGTCCCGTGAGGACTCCTTCTTGCCGTTCAACGAGGCCTGGCGCATCAGCCACTCGATCACCGCCTGGGTGTCGTACTGGTTCTCGTTGCCGCGCCCCACGCCAAACTCGTTCACCGGCATGCCCTCGTTCTGCCACCGGCTCAGAGTGCGTTCATCCCGCCCGACGATCTCGCCAAGCTCAAGCTTGCTGACTGTCTTCCCCATTGCTAAGTCCTTGAAAAGACGGACATCCCTGCCAGATTTCCAGCTGCAGGGAAACCGCGAGTCTGCGCACCCGTGTAGGGGGCGGCCCGGAGGGAGGACCCAGAAAACCGGCCCCCACCCCCTGCCCCCGGCCGGGTCACTGGCCTGCCTCGGTGCCAGCTGGCGGCACCTGCGCCAAGCCCAGCCGCTTGGCCGCCCAGCGCTCGTAGAGGTTGATCGCCACATCGGCGCCGGCCATCGCGGTAAGGCAGCCGACAGCAGCCGACATCAACACCGATACGCCGAGCGCAAGCAGCAACATGTTTGCCGAGAGCCCGCAGGTAACGCAGGCCCCCGAGCGCAGCGCAAGCCGGCGAATCAATCCCCAACCACGAGCCCCCGCCTTATCCGCCCTCCACATCTCACCCGAAACCCCACCGACCAGGGACAGTACGATCACCATCCATATCGGCATCTCGACTAATGCTTGTTGCTCGCTGTTCATGCAGGCCTCAATTGGCAAAGCACAGCGCCGAAAAAAGAAAACCCCGCCAAATGGCAGGGTTCTCGATGCACCGACAGGTCGGAGCGGTTGCACAGCACAGTGCTTGTGGGGGAAGCGCCTAAGCGCACTTTTCATATCGTGGCGTCTTTTTACATGCCACCGGAAAAACCGAAAAGGGGCAATTATCGGTACGCCACAATGTGGTCGCTATGTAGCATCCATGTTGCAGGCAAGTTGCATAGTGACCCGACGAACGGTAGGCAAGCGTACCCGCCCTGCCCTTGCCCCAAGGATGGCCAGCACCTGCAAGTGCAGCGCTTTCACCCAGTTGCGATAGGTGCGATCCGCATCCTCGGCCAGCCCGACTTCGCGCATTTGCTCACGCACCGTCACGCCGTGCAGGTAGCGCAGTTCCGCCAGCTTGGCCAACGTGACTCCCCGAGCATCACGCCGCGCCAGCTCCGCCACCGCCGCATCGACCTCAGCGGCGGCATGGTCGAGGCCTGCACCCGACACCAAAATGCGCGCCCCCGACGATCCTGTGCGCGGTGCCGCCCCCTTCCATTCCATGATCGTGCCCATCTGGCTGCCCAAGCTCGCTTCCAATCCCAGCTTCCCGCGCTGCTCTCCCCAGTGCCGCATCAGTTCCCCCACCAGGCGCAGGCGTTCGGTCTGGTCGATCAGCTGAGCCATATCAACCTGATGCTGTGCAAGTCTCACCAGGAGTTGAAGGCGTAATCCGTGGTCCACTTTCATTGCCCGCCCTCCAGAATCGAAACCCAACACAAAAAACGCCAACCCAACACAAACCCAACACAGATAAAACTCAATAAATTCAATAGATTATGGATAGGTGTGTTGAGTGTGTTGGGTGTGTTGGGTTTTTTAGTCCTCGCATAGGTTTTTCTGGGGCGTCGTATTGGCTTGAGAAATATTCCGCATGCACGCGCGCGCGCGCGCAAACCCAACACACCCAACACAGGTGTACTCGGGCCCTCGAAATACGGGGGTTCTATGTGTGTTGGGTTGCAGAAGTGGACCCAACACAAACCCAACACACCCAACACAGGGGCTCTTGGTTTCATGCTGCCAGCCCCTTCACGTGGTCCCAACCGTCCACGTTCCACCCCGCAAGTTTCGCCTTGCTGCGCCAGGTGAGAACTGCTTGTCCAAGCTCGGCCGCATTGAATGATGGGGGCAGGGAAGCATCGCCATCGCTCGGGAAGAAAAACGCCGCAAACCGCCGGTTATTGCGCTCCGTCCAAGGGATTGAGCGCGTCTTCTCGACAGTGGCGCTGAGCATGAGCGAAAACTTCGTCTGACTCATGGCGTGCTCTTTGTTCCGAGAGCACCATTCAATGAACAACGCATATAGGTCTGTTGCTAAGCAGCAAGCCCACAGACCACGACCGAGCTCTTCGGTTCGCCACAAGTGCAAGAAAGTTTGCCATGCTGTGCGACTGAGCGCGACTAAACGTTGCCGAGCCTCTGTCTCGGGAGGACGAGTGCGCTGGTCGAAATCTCCCAACTCGACAGCCAGCAGCCAGCCGTACAAGGCCGCAACTCCACCGTTGGCCAACTCATGGCTGATCGCCTTTTGCCGCACAACAGGCAACGTCTCCATGGGCCACATCACCAGCATTCGTCGGTCGGCGTCACTGATCGGCCAGGGCATGATCTCGTTGCTCAGGAAGACCGCGTTCATGTGGTTGGCCTCTTCCCAACCGTTGATGAACTTGGATTCCATGCGTACCGTCTTGCCGGTGATCATGTGCTTGATCTTGCCGACCTGGTTGTATCGCTGATCCCTGCTGACAACTTCCTCGAACACCGCCCAGAGTTTACGGCTCTGCCAGGCGTTGAAGCTGCCCTCCAGTTGCGTCTGCCCTACCGTCGCGGCGTATTGCCCGTAGAGCTGACCGAAGACGTCGGCAAACAGCAGACTCTTGCCCGAACCTTCCATGATTGAGTGCATCAAGACTGCTGTGTCCATTTTGGCGCCCATGTGCTGGAGCGGGTAAGCGAGCCATTTCACCAGCCATTCCAGCGCCTGTTCATCGTGGTTGCAAAGGAACGAGATCAGCCAGCGGAGGTTCTCGCATGCAGCATCATTCCGCACCGGCTCAAGTGGCAGTCCCTCAAAGGTATTGATGTAGACATTCGGGTCCTTGGTCATCGTCGGGTCAAACACGATGTGATCAACGTCTACCACCCTCCGCTCCCCGCAGTTCAGCCACCACTTGTACTCATCCCCCAATGCCATCTTCACTGCACCTTCTGGGATCCGACGCTTCTTTTCCCGGTCCCAAACATCCTTGGTCCCGTCGATGTACACGTAGCGCTCAATGGGATCTAGCTTCAGTGCCCCGCCCTTCTTGCTTGCGAGGCGCCGCGCTTCATCGAGTTCCTGAGCCTGCTCAGGAGCAATCAGCTTTCTGTCGGGCCGCTCAAGCCATGCCTTGGCCAAGGGCTTACCCAGCAGCGCCTCGAAAGCCGCCTTCTTCATCGGCTTCGCCTTGTCCATGTCCCAGACATGCGTGGTGCCCTCAATCAGCGCGAAGCGGCGCATTGCGCCTTCAATGTCCAGCGCTCCGCCCCCCTCCCCCCCGGAGGCCGAGGAGGCGGCCGGGCTGGCTGCAGGAGCTGCATCGTCGTCGCCAGACAAACCATCATTCGCGTTCACCACTGCGCTCTGCTCGGCCTGCTCGACCGTCGAAGGGGAGCGGGGAAGATCTCCCAACGGCGGTGGGGCCGGTGGGCGAGACTTCGCATCGATGCCGAGGATCTGTGCTGCCGCCTTGGTAGCGGCCCGCTGATCACCACCATGCACCAGGATGCAGAACACATCGAACGCATCGTTCTTGTGTCCGTTGGCCAGCGGGTCGGAGCTGTGGTGAGAGAACAACTTGTCATCGATGATGCTGACCCCAGCCAGACCGCTGCTGCTTTGCGGACAGAGCCATTTGTCGCCGCGACGCTCGTAGCCATAAGCCTCAATCAGCGTAGCGATGTCATGGGCCTGATTGAAAAGCGCGATCACTTCAGGCAGGTCACGCCCACTTCGCCCTAAATGCGGGCGAGGCTTTTGGGGAGCAGCCCGCGGGGCCGGCGCTGCCTTGGGCCGCCACGGACAAACAGCTTCAGCCTTGGGTTTGAACTCGTCCCATCCCTGCCAGATGGCAAGCAACTGCGGAGGAAGTTCAGGGAGGCCTTCGGCAGATGGGGCGGTACGCCAGGTATAAGGCAAGCCAGTACCAGGATGGATAGAGGGCGGCAGCACATCCTGCACTAGGCCTGCGCGCAGCTCGAAGACGGGAATCTTTTTAAATGGCTCGGCGGCCATCTTCAACGCCGCCTCCCTTCCAGCGTCGCCAGCATCCCTGGCAGCCTTGACCTGCACCATAAGCGCCTTGTGAATCGAGCCATCTGGATCCGCCTGGCTAGGCCAAGTCAGTGGGTGCCAGCTCAGATCAATGCCATCGGGAACGCGGAACATGATGCGAAAACGTGCAGGGTTACCCACCGAGGTCGGGTAAGCATCCGCCAGCGCGTCCAGGTCCATCCCGAGCAGCTCGCTCAGGATCTGCCGGGTGCATTGGACCTCATCAACGTCCAGGGAACAGACGCGACTAGGCCCAAGCACTACCCCAAGGTTGTGACTCGGGCGCTTCGTCCAGAACGCCTCAGCATCAGCGGCAGCAGTGAAGTAACCACCGGTCTTGTTCCAGCCGTTACCCTTCGGTCCCTTCTCGCCTGGCTCGATGGGAACCAAGGCAAGACCGAAGGTTTCAATGTAACGCCGCGCCCAATCAGCTGTGGTAGGAGTTGGACGCTCGCTCATCTGCGACGCTCCCGCAGCTCCTGGCAATCGATGCAAGTCTCACAACCGGAGACCAACAACTGGCGGGCCACCGGAATTGGCTCATCGCAGTCTTCGCAGATCTGCGCGCTTGGCTTGGCCGGCAGCTGAGCAAGGCGCTGAAGCGATAGCTGGAGAAAGTACTCAGCCCGGTCATTGGCAAAATCGACAGCATCAGCCATGGCTTATGTCCTCCATGGCCTCGCGGGCACCTGCCATGATGGCGAGCACCTGCCGGATAACCTCCATGCCACGCTGCTCCAGGTCCAACACCTCCGGCAAGGTCCACACGTTGTCCGAGGCACCATCATGCAGGCTACCTACGAACTGCCCCGACTCGTCGAGCAGCTTCGCGACCGCCTGCAGCGCGTCGTTGGTGGCCGGAACCGGCTCGGGGCGATACCAGACCGCACCAGCAGGACGGACCAGCGCATCGAGTAGCCGCGAATCACCAGTCCACTGGACGATCTCTTCGAGCTCGTCGGGGGTTGGCCAGCGGCGATCGTCGGTGTGGTGTAGCTTCTTCTGAAGGGTATCCACCTCAAGCCCCATGTCGAAGGCCAGCTTGGTGATACCACCGTGATAATCACGACCAGCGCGATAAAGCGCCTGCCGCAAGGTGAGGACCGGGCCAACGCCCGGCAAAAGATCAATCCTGCTCATAACCGTAAAACCTCGGTTTACGGTGTAGCCAGAGAATTGGGTAGGCCCTATCCTACAGCCACGACCGTACTGTGCTGTGCGTCGTCGTAGCTGGACTGGGGAGGTGAGAGTCCACAGTCCAGCACCTTACTTTTTTGTCTGTCTCAAGTAGGCCCAGTCGATGTCCGGCCGCATGGCCTCACAACGAATAACCCCTTTTGTTTCCCGTTCCAGGCTCACAGCCAAACCAGCGCTAGCGCGACGGTTGCCGTAAGCCACCTGCTTCAACTGGCCTGGCGACGTCCCGCAGTGCTCCGCGAAAGCCTTAAGCCCTTCCCTGTCCATCGTCTTCAAGTACTCGCTAAGCGTCATAGACACCTCCATGGGCGGCGAGATTAGCAATTGCTAATGATCAAAACAATAGCATGTCGTAATTTACTGTTTGCTAACGGACAGCAATCATCGCCGTATGGATATCAACGAAAGGCGTATCGCCTCCCTCCGCAGAATCATGGGTACCCTGAGCCAGAAGGAATTCGCCGAGGCTCACGACCTGGACGCGTCGTATCTGTCACAACTACTGAACGGACATCGCAAGCTGGGGGAAAAGGCTGCGCTGAATTTGGAGCTCAAGATCGGGCTCGCAGCAGGGACGCTGACATCTCCTCCCTCGGAGGAGCCCCCCACCAAAGCCCCAGACAATGTGGTTCGCCTACCCACCCGCGTGGTCAAGGACAAGAACTTCTTGCTGATTCCGCATCTCGACATAGCGGCATCAATGGGGCCAGGCAAGGCAGCCCCAAACATGCACATTGAAGTCATTCGCGACATGACGGTTCATCTGGACTGGCTCAGGATGCAGGGCCTGACCTTCTCCAAGATCGACAATCTGGCGATCATCACCGGAGATGGAGACAGCATGTCGGGGACCTTCGCCGACGGGGACGCGCTTCTGGTGGATCGAGGCATTAACGAGGTTAAGACCGACGCCATCTATGTCTTCACCCTTGACGGAGACCTCTACATTAAGCGCCTTCAGCGTCTCACCGGCGGTACGCTCCGGATGATTTCTGATAATCCAATCTACCCTCCAATCATCATCGACGAGTCGATGATCGATCGCATGCACATCCAGGCCCGAGTTCTGCTCGCCTGGAACGCTAAAAAGCTCTAACACCACTTCGCTGTGCATCACCGGCTTGTGCGCCGGGCACAGTCATGACCCACAAATTTAGCACTTGCTATTGATGAGCCAATTAGCTTTTGCTAATTTCATGTTGCGTCAGCTCTCACATCAAGGACATGACCCTCATGAAATCTGCACAGTACAACGGACCCAGCGCGGTTCTGCTACACCCAACCACCTGCAGCAGCCTTGCGAAAATCAGGGAGTTCCAGCACCGCACGGGCATGCAAGTTGTCGTATCCCACGCAGGCAAGGCCCACGCCGTTCCCTACTCCGGAGGTGCCGCGTGAGCGAGTTCACTGTCCCTTTGAGTCGGATCATGGTGCTGGAGCGCACGCTGGAGCACGGCGGAAACGCGACGTGCAAACTTCAACGCCCCGAGGCATCGCTGGACGCCCAGGTCTACGTCGATAATGACAGTACCACTCACCACATCAAGGTGACGATGGGGCCGCTCACCAGCTCTCTATCCCTTCCCCGCAGACTGGCCACCAAGTGCCAGTCCTTACGCTACTTCCTGCAGGATCTGGCCAATGGCCGAGCTGACTCCGGCGCAATGTCGGAAGAGGCTCTCGCCCTGCTGGAGGCGCAAGACAGCGTGGATGAAGTCCTACTCGTCGGCCAGATCGCGTA